GTTGGTGCAGCAATTGCTGCCGTTGTAGCAGTATTACTGGTAGCATTACTACCGGTGATAACATTGTTGTTGCCACTTATCCTTGGTTTTGCAGCAGTTATCGGATTTTTGACTCTTGCCATTCAGGATTTCTATGTGTTCTTGAGAGGTGGGGATTCGGTATTTGAAAGATTTATTGGATGGTTAATTGATCTTCAAAATCAAGTAGCACAAACCCTTCAATCGTTCGTCGATTCTGACTCGTTTATTGGTGGTTTCCTTGATTCTATGTCTGATGCAGTCAATAGCGTAATTGAACTTTATAATGCAGTTGCTTCCCTGACAGGGCTTGACACGGTATCTAGAGTTGATATTCGTCGTCGTGTGTCTGAATCTTTACCAACAGCAAGAACTACTACAGAACAAACTCAATTTAGACAACGTGCTATAGAAGGCTTGAGATTTGCCGCACAAGAACAGTTTTCTGGAATCCCCGGTGTTCAACCTGGAAACTTCGGACCGAATGCACTGCTGGCAGCACCAACTCTAAGAGCAGGACAAATGAACAGGACCATTCAGGTTACCCAGCAAAACAACCAGCGTATCGAAGTAAACGAAGCTGTCAATGCAAATGCAACCAGGGAAGCAATTCAAGAGATGATTAATAGTCAATCCCGAGACATCATTGAAGTTCTTGGAACGGGCAATTAATAGCCAAGAGTTTAGTACGAAAAAGAAGAAAATAAAATGGGCGCAAGAATATCATGGACAGAATCAACTGCAACCTCTGAAGGAGAAACAACTTCATTGAATGTTAACTCTTACACTTTGGAGTTTGATGCAGACATGCGCCGTGTTGTTACTTCTCGTGCAGACGTTACAGAGTTTGCCGTAGAAACAGGTGCAGCACTTTCTGATCACAAAAAAACAAAACCAAGAATAATCCAAATGGTAGGAAGAGTGACAAACACACCAATTGGTAACCCACCTCCCTCTGGACAGTCTTCTCAGAGAAGAATTACAACAGCAGTCCGTGGTACTGGAGCCGGCAATACACTTGTCTTTTCCGAAGAATTCGACAGGGTTCAGGATGTTTATGATGCTTTGAAAGACTTGGTTAGCAAACCTATTTTTGTTACCCTAGAGACTCCGCAAGAAGTTTTTGAACGAGTTACCGTTTCCTCTGTTGAGGATATTCGTTCTGCACCACATTATGATGGTGCCGAATTCAACATCACTTTCCAGGAAATCTTTCTGGCAGAAACAGAAGAAGTGGAAATACCAATTCCAGCAGAACCACGTGGACAAAATGAACGTGATGAGTCTGCCAACTCTGCTCAAGATTCTGATGCCGATGAAGATTCGGCTCCACAATCCTGGACACTTGGACTCGGAAGAAGCGTCGGCATTTTCGACTAAATCACTCTTCTTCATTTCTAACTTACAAATAAATTAAAAGTCTTCTAAGGATAAACCAATGCCAACTCTATTCACCATCCCCACAAAAAAGTACAGACCAAATCAAGAGCGTCCTCATGCTCATCAGAGGCTAAAGGTACAGCTTTCTGGGAGGACTTACATTATGGATCTTACCTGGATTGGAAGACTGGGACAGTGGATGTTGGACTTCTATGACTCAGAAGAGAATCCTTTAATTCTTGGAAAGATATTGGCAGACAAGGCAAATGCTTTTGAGGACAATTATTCCAATCCAAATATTCCTCCAGGAGCCCTCGGTTTATTTTCTACCGTCCCAGGAACGGTTCCGAGCTACACCAATATTGGTAGAGATGTTAAACTTTATTACCTTGAATTCTAATAGAAGATAAATGCCAAAGCTTTATAACAGAATATGGAAATTTCAAGTGGGAAATTTGGATGTGTCCCACTTGGATGGCATTTTTCAAATAAAAAGAAGCCTAAGAAGACAGACAAACACATGTGATTTACGCATTTATAATCTTACAGCCGAACATGTGGCACAACTACGAAATGAAAACGAATTGTTTGTTGAGGTAAGAGCTGGCTATGAAGTGGATGGAGAACCTACCATTCTCTTTAGAGGAAATGCAAGAGAACAAGCTTCAGTAAGCACAGAAAAAACAGAAATTATTCTCGACGTTACAGCAAGAGATGGTGGCACTTCTAATTTCAGAAGAATCAATCGTTCATATGACCCAGGAACTCCACTGAGAACAGTGCTTACAGATTTGACAAATGAAATGGGAATTGGAATTGGCAACCTCAACGATTTTATTAATGAGCGACTTACTACTTCAAGTCAAGACCGATTCACACAAGGAGTAGTTGCCTCTGGTCCAGCTTATCGATTACTTGATAGGATTATTCGTTCGCAAGGACTTCGTTGGAGCATACAGAACGGCAATCTTCAAATTCTAAGACAACGAAGAACAAGGATCAATGTAGGAAAGCTAATAACTAGCAGAACAGGCTTGTTAGGTTCACCAACCCGAGATAAAGACGGCAAGGTTCAATGTAAGGTGTTTATTCAATCTGGATTAGAACCTGGGAATAACATAAGACTTGAATCTAGATTAATTGAAGGTGATTATGAGATTCAGGAAACAACCTACAAGGGTTCAACCTTTGGCTCCAATTCTGATTGGGTCGCTGACTTGGTTCTAAAACCACTTGAATCCAGAACCTAAGAATAGGAGAAATAATGCCATTAGCACCATCACTAAGCGAAGCTCTCGAAGTTATCTTCGATACAAGATTAAATGAAATCAACACCAGTTTCCCAGCTGAAGTTGTTTCTTACGACAAAAACAAACAAACGGCAACCCTCCGACCAATGGTTCGACGAACCGTATTTTCCACAGATATCAATGACAACCCAGATGAATATGAAGCATTGCCCAACTTACCGAATGTTCCTATTCAACATCCTCGTGCTGGTTCTACGTTTATTCATATTCCTGTTCGTGCTGGGGATTTTGTTTGGGTTGTGGTTTGCCAGACTGATATTTCTACTTGGCGTTCAACTGGTAGAATTTCTGACCCAGCGATTTCTGTAAACCACGATTTAACTTCTGTGTGGGCTATTCCCGGAGCCTTTCCAGAAGGCTCTGAGCTTGCATCAGCAGACGTATCTGACACCGATATTACTATCGTCAATGATGCAATGAAGGTAACCGTAAAAACAGATTCGGTAGAATTCGGTGGCTCATCCGATGCTGCTGCACTTGCATCCAAAGTAAGCAATCTTCAGTCAAACCTGAATTCGTTTATTGCTTCGTATAATGTACACAAGCACGGCGGGGTTGCCTTAGGTACGGGTATCACAAAAGTTTCAGATACTCCAGGTGCTGCTTCATCTGAAACTTTTGCTTCCACTAGAATTAAAACGGACTCCTAATAGGATTGTGCCAAGAACACACGAGCCCCAGGCTCATGGTCTAAGACCATAGTTAATAGTCATGAGCATTATTGGATTTAAAACCGTATTGGATTCAGAGATTTCATCAACAAATGAAGTCGTTGGTGATTTGTTTCTGAATGATGATGGCACTCATGCAGTCTTAACAGACAATGGAGACGCTGCCAAAGTTAGAGCGGCAGTACAAGGCATACGTCATCGACTTGGTTTATTGAAGGGTGAATACTTTTTGAACCTAAGAGAAGGCGTGCCTTACTTTCAATCCATTCTGGTGAAAAATCCAAACCTCAATCTTATACGTTCTTTGGTTCTTCAGGTAATTTTTTCATATCCAGGAATTGTTGAAGTTACCAACTTTTCTTTATCATTGAATCGTACTACCAGAGCTTTGACGATTAACTTTGTCGCACTGCTCGATGGCGGAATTCAATTCAACTCAGAAGACTTTGGTTCGATCGTTCTTGATTTAAATCTAAGCGAAAGAGTGACTACCTGAAGTAACATTTTCGCAATCTTACTAAACCATATTTAAGCGTAACAAAAAGAGATAAAAGATGGCAACACCTCCAAATAAAGAATATAATTGGGCAGTCGACTCTGTCTTTGACACTAATTTCGGACCTTCGGGTTCTGCTTGGCACGGTGAGCCTAACAAGGTATTGCCTGTTACTACCAGAATTTCTCAAGGGTATGTTCCTTCGCAGTCTCTAGATGCAGAAAGCTTAAATTACTACCTGAACTCCCATGGTGACTGGATAGACTGGTTGTCTAGTTCTTTGGATCCGCTTATTCAAGAAAGAACCCGTGAGTTACAAATTTCTGTTGGTGCTGGCATGGCTCTTTCTGGTTGGAGCAACACCTTTGGAAGACTTGAAGCATACGGAGACAGAGTTTATTGGCAACTTGACGTAAATCAACTTTTCCCTAGTGGTGCCGTAATCACAGAAGCAACCGCTTTGGTCAATCCTGGTGCGGCAGAACCTACAGAAATCGACAGAATGAGACTTGGTTTGTTTCAAGTTGCTGCCAATTTTACCTCGGGTTCTGCAAGCTGGAGCGGTAACTCTGCAATTGATAATGTCTATGCCGACTCAACGGCAAACCTTCAAGTTCTTCAACTAACAAATTCATTTGCCGTCGACAAAGAAACTCCAACTTTTTATATGATTCGTTCGTCGATCAATGCACCAACCTCTGCTGATAATTTCTACGGAATGAAATTTGTATTCACTACTCCAAGAGTAACTGATTACTGATATTCATACTAGTTCTGAACTTAACGCCTGGGGTTCCTTCAACCTCTTAGAGGAGGGAAGGCTATTTAAAACCAATGGATTGGCAAGCAATACAATCAAGCTCCTTGTCCGCAACAAAGTTAGCGCTTCAACAAAGCGACTTTGATGTTCTGTGGGAGCACTCATGGGAAGCTGGTTATCTTCCTGCTAACTCTTTTGTTCGTATCTCTGTCGTCTCAAATGAGGTTATAGGGCGTCCACATATTCGATTCGAGGAATCGGGTTCTGGATTAAATTGCGTGCTTTTAGAAAAAGAGTGGCAAGATAGACAGCTTGTTCTTCAATTCAATGTAAGCACCCTAAACCAAACTTTATCTGCTTCAGCTAACGCAGTAGCAGATGACATTGTTGGTAGATTCAACCACTCCCAAATTCAATCCATTTATTCACAAGCTGGCATGTCTCCAGTTTTCTATGGACCCATTATCGACAACTCTGAGGTGGGCGATAGACATAGAACTACTTCAAATGCAACTTTCGAGGTAACTTTCAACGTTACTTCTTTCAAGACAATCAACGAATGGAACGTTGGACCAATCACAGCAGTCGAAATCTCTGGTGTACTCTCTGGAGGCATGTCGCCTTACAACATCGACATGTACATTACCTCTGCTTATGCTTCTTCTTCGTTCCCGCAAATTTCTGGTTTGATGGACGACGACCTGGTGCCATTCCACTGGGAATCTTCCAAAACCGTCAACTTCAACTTTGAATTTCCCAAAGACCCTCAATCCGTGGTTCTTTATGTAGCAGACGATGTTGACAATACAGGTGGCGTATTCATTCAAGGAACTACCTTCAATTCAGGTGGGTTTACTGTTGAAGTCTCTGCCCCATTCTCAGGAACCATTGGCTATAGAGCAATTTACTCTCCTCTTTCTCCCAATTTTCCCGCAACGGTTACATCATCCCTACATCCAGCCTCCGGTACTCTTTCTGCTTCAGCAGGACAGGTACATACAAAATACTTCTCTGGAAATCCAGCAACAACATGGAGCCTCAATTACTATGCTCTAAACCAACAACCAACCGATTTTTACATAACCCATTGGAGTCTTGGACATGACACAGGTATTCCTGTTATTACCGTAGACGGATTCAACTCAGCTTCTGCTTCAGGTTCAATCGATGCTCCTTTGGTATTGGATGACAATGGCTCTGCTGGTAAACTCTATAACATTGCCTTTGTTTCTGGTGTAATCTAAAACATTCAACAATAGCCGTTTATATACACTGTTGGTTTAATAAACAACTCCACAATGGCTCAACGATGAACCCTGGATAAAGTCCATACTTATGGATAAACATTTGAAGGTAAGAAATGCCGAAAGATACGAGAGTTTCACAACTACAGACAAAACAACTTGTCATTACGGGTTCTGATGGATTAATCATTTACCCAGTTGACAAGCAGTCTGCCGCAAATCCAAACCAGGGAATTATTGACCAAAACAAATTCCCCACAGGTTCCATTGGACAAGACGTCCTTTTCTATGTTTCTGGTGCTGTGGGAGCCAAGGATGGGTCTGTCAGACTAATTTCGGCTTTTGGTGGCGACTTACATATCTCAGGCAACCTAACTGTTGATGGAACAACCATCATTAATGACACAATGAACTTCATTTACTCCGATGAAAATGGAGTAATGAAACAATCCGGTTCTTTGCATGTTTCTGGTACCTTTACCGCAGACCAAGGTTTTTCTGGTTCGCTCACCACTCTAACTGATGGTACTCCTTACATCATTGGTGGCGAAAACATTACCGTTGTCACCAATTCAAATGGTTCAATTACCTTTGCCGCTTCCCCAGGTTTCTTCTTTTCTAACACAACTGGACTTGCCGAAACTTCTGGCTCTATCGAAGTTTCTGGTTCTGGACTTTTCAAGTCAGGACTTACCGGCGCCCTCAACGTTCTACCCGATGGTTCGCCCTACCTTGTCGGCGCTGCCTCTAATGTTATCTTTTCTACAGGCTCAAACGGACAAATTACCCTCTCCGTGGCTACAGGTTCCGTAGGGTCCCCAGGTGGGTTAGGAGAACTTGCCTTTAACGACGGTGCAAACGTCCTCACAGCCTCAAACAATTTGTGGGTAGATGATGGCGTCTCTCTTAATGTTTCTGGCGTAGTAAAGGCTTCTGGAGGCTTCACTGGCTCTCTTACAACTCTTGGCGATGGTTCACCGTATATTGAAGCTATTGGCGGTGTCTCTATCATTACTCAGAGTAATGGTTCATTGCAAATTTCTGGAACTCAGGGTATTTCTGAACACGGTGCTCTATCAGGATTGAACAATGACGACCATACCCAATATATCCTTGTAGATGGTACCAGAGCATTCTCTGGTGACCAATCTTTTGGTGGCAACAACGTAACAAACCTAGGAGACTTGAAGGCAACAAGTCTTACAGGTTCTCTTACCGAAGTATCTGCTGGCACTCCATTTATTACAGTTATTGGCGGCTTGTCAATTGTAACTCAATCCAATGGTTCTCTGCAACTTTCTGGCACCCAGGGCATTTCGGACCACGGAGCATTGGCAGGACTTGGTGATGACGACCATACTCAGTATGCTTTAGTTGATGGAACAAGAGATTTTACTGGAATTGTTACGGCTCCAGGGTTTAGCGGTTCTCTTACCAAACTTTCCAATGGAGATGATTATCTTCGTTCTGGTACAGCCATTACTCTTACCACAGGTTCCGATGGCTCAATTACCATTGGTGCAACTCCTGGTGCTACCCTTGCTGCTGGTAGCACCAACGAGATTCAATACAACCTCGCAGGAGCCCTCACAGCCTCCACGGATTTTTGGGTGGACCCAGGTGTCAAACTATATGTAACAGGCGCTGTAGAGGCATCTACGGGCTTTACAGGTTCTCTTACCAAGACGGTTGCTGGTACCGACTTCTTGGTTGGTTCTGATGGTATTGGCATTACAGTTGGAGCTGCTGGGCAGACAACAATTGATGCAACTGCTCTTTCTTCTTCAGTAGCAGCAGATATCAACCAAGTAGACAATCGTTTAACAACAGTTTCTGGTCAGGTAGCAGATGATGTAAATCGTCTTGAAAGCGATATTGCTTCTGCTGGTTTCGGACTTTGGTACTCAATTACAAACGACTTAACCGAGCACTCTGCTTCAATTGCAGTTTCTGGGGCGATTACAGCTAAATCTGGTATCACTGGAGCCTTGAATACTCTTCCAGACGGAGCCAACTTCTTGGTTGCTTCCGATGGATTATCAACAAGCACAGGATCAAACGGACAAATTGTTGTCTCTGGTAATCCACTTTCATCTTCAATTGAAAGTCACGTAAACGATAGCACCATTCACTTTACCGAAGCTTCTATCGATCATACCAATATCCAGAATGTTGGAACAAATACTCACGCACAAATTGATGCCCATATTGCGAATTCAACAATTCACTTTACCGAGGCATCCATTGATCATGGTAGCATTTCCGGTTTGGGCGATGACGACCATACCCAGTACCTTCGTGCCGACGGCACCAGGGCTCTTGCTGGAGATATGGATCTTGGCGGTAACGACTTAACTAATGGTGGTGTCATCTCTGCCGAATTCACAGGCTCTCTTACAAGAACCTCTGCCGGAACAAACTTCATTGTTTCTGCCGGTTCTGGTGTCACCATCTCTACCGGATCTGCTGGTCAGGTTACAATTGATGCATCAACTCTTTCGGGTTCTATTGCTTCTGATATCAATGATCTCGAAGCTGCGCAGGCTGGTGCCGCTGCTTGGTATGAGATTAATGCAGCCGAGGTTGTTACAACTTCTTCTGTGGGTACT